GGAACTACAGCTTCTGTCGGGGAAAGCATCTCTACATCTTCCATCCACGCATATATAGTAACAGTGACAGCTGGACTAGTAACTCCAGACGCCACAGATCTCAATTCATTCATGGGTAACAAATATAACAAACCCATATCAGCCCAATCTCCATCCTTAACGTTAAGATACTCTTTGAAATAAAAGAATGGACATTTAATAGTCCCTCCTAAAGAAGTAGTAGGATCTATAAAGATTCGTGGCCATTGAGAGGCTATAACTAAACTTTCATTCATATCACTAACTCGGTCCCAGTAATGTAAAGGTCGATAAGCCATCATCAGGCGTCCATATAAAAATGGACCACCATTTATAACAGCTTTAACACATAACGTACCGCGTAAATTATAAAAATTATTCAATTTCTGGATAACACGAGTATCTCCCAAATAGTCAAGCCATGGATTAAATCTTATACTAGAAGTTCCATTATCCCAACTAATTTGTCGAATACGAACGGGACGTGAAAGAAAGTCTTTAAGAGCAGATCTGTCAGCTGTTATACGAGTTGCATAATCTCTCTCTGGAGCAGAAGCATCTAAATACTCCTCCTCAGTTTGTTCTGCAAAAGCAAGAACAGGTAATTTCATCTCAGAAGCCTGAGGCAAAATTACATTCGGGAAATCCATCCCTGCAATTTTTACGGGTGAAATTGCTAACCACTCATGTAAAGTATATTCATCATGTATTTTGTTAATCTATTTATTATTTTACAGTATATGTAAGATTATTATATACAAAGGTTATTATCGACTGGTCAGGTCAACTCATTCTGAGTTTTTATTTACAACTATTTATATAAGCCTTATTTATCAATATGCACCACCATACATTAAAACGGGTAACCATATATAAACATGTAGTCTTTAATTAAGGTGTACTACACATCACCACTCACCCCAGAATTGATACTCATCGGCACTAAAACCTTCATCTTGGTTTTCGGGTGGAACAATGCCGTAGTATTTTTCCAAATATGCATCTTTACGGGAATCATAAGACATCCCAATAGTTTTGCACAAATTGGTGAGGTCACAATCCTTAGCAACCTCAATTAATTGTGCCCTACGTTTTTCGTAGAGCTCCCTTCCATGCAAAAAGAATTCAGATAACGCATTATCTATATTTCCTGATGAAACAACTTTATTTGTAACAACTTTCGATTCTTTAATCGCATGTAGAGATTTGAATATGGACTCTTCTGCCAAAGGCCCAAGATAGTGTCCCACATCATCATCATAACGGAAACGGCGTTTCAAGAAATCTGTATCATCAAAATGATCATACTTCTTAAGTTCTCCGTCTTTCCGACCAGAAGTGACTGTGACGCCATACTGAGCCAAATAATCTCGAAAAGATATATTATTAAAAAGATCATACTT